CGCCGCCGTGGCGCCGAGGACCGTGATCACGGCCTGATGCGCCGGGCTGTTCGTCACCGTCTGGAACGGGCCAGACGTGATGATCGCTGGAGCAATCGGGATGGTCATGTTGACCGTGGTCGCCGCGTTGTCGATGTCGGCCGTCACGACGAACTGCTGCAGCGCGCCCGTGCTCTGGTAGTTCTGCGGATTGACGGCAAACACGCCGCCCACCGTGAACACGTCCCCGCGCTTCAGGGTCGTGACGCCAGAGGCCCAGCCGTTCGTGATGAGCGACGATCCGGTCTGGTCCGCCGTGTTGACGAGCGGCGTGGACGTGGTGAACGCGCCGGTCGTGTGCCGCGCGACGTTCTGATCCATGAACCAGCTATCAAACCCCAGCGCAGGCCCGGCGAACTGACCGGAACGGAAGTTCGAGCTGATGGTGCTGGACGGGTTGAACACCGCGACGTTGGCGTTGCTGATGGTCGCCGTCGACAGCGGGTCGAGAATGGCCTTGCGGCCATCGACCGGCGTACCCGCGTTGCTGAGGATGGCCCCCGCCGTCAGGTACGTGATGTTGGTCGAGATGGCGACGCCAGGCGTGCCGACCGACTGGTACACCTCGGGATAGCAGCGCGCGAGCCCGTCGTAATCGATGGTGTTGGCGAGCTGCTCGGAAGCCGGCTTGATGTACCGGCGACGGAAGTCGTCGACTTCGAGCGTCATCGACGCACTGGAGAACGAGATCGCGACGTTCTTCTGGTCCGTGATCGTGACCGGGACGTACGTATCGGTCACGTTCTGGACCTGGAGCGCCTGTCCAGAGGTCGTACGGAACCGCTGCGGCAGTCGGGCCTTGACGGTATAGCCAACCTTCGCGCCGGCCTGCGAATACTGGTCGTCGTACGACCGATTGACGTTGCCGGCGAACTTCAGGGAGTTGACAAGGATCGCAGCCGATTCCTTGGTAATCCAGTCAGGGGTAATGATGGTGTTTGCCACGGGTGGCCCTCTCGGGTGGCCACGGGTGCATCACCAACGACGATCTCCCTACCGCCGTGCTTTACGGTCGCGTTCAAACGCGCGCCGCACGAACTCCGGCCCAAAGGGTAAGTCGTCGAGGGACGTCTCCGCTACCACGGGTGCGCTGCCCACCGGCTTAATGGGCGCTGACACGTTCGGTCGGTATCCCCCCGCAACTGAGCCGTTGCTGGCAGTCGGCGTGGCGTGCACTTTGCTTTCCAACAGGCGACGCACCACGGAGGCAGCCGCCGTACCGAGACTTTGAGTCTCATACGCCAACTGAGCGCCTTCTTCCGGGTGCGTCGCCAGGAAGTACGCGATTGCGGGGCCATCGTTAGAGGCGATAATCGCCGCTTCCATGGCCGCCGATACGGGGAGGCGCGATGCCTCCTGAATCTTCTCGAAATAGTCGGGCGTCTTCGCCGCGAACGACTGTATGCGTTCGGTATGCGTCAAGACCGCCTGCTCGTGCTGCTGGCGCGCGACCTGTTCGTACTGCGCGGCCTGGATCTGCTGCCACTTCTGCTCAGCTTTCCACTCCGCGCGCGCATCCACCCATGACTCGTAGCTGTCGAACTCGGCCAACTGCGGGCCGGTGGCTGGGTCCTGCTGTGGCGCTGGACGCTCTTGCGGCTCTGCTGGGGCTGTCGGTGGCGTGCGGTACGACTCCAACTGCGCGCGGTAGGTGTCGCGCTCGCGTTCGGCGGCTCGCTGCTGCGCCACCGCCTTGTCGATGCGCGCCTGCACGCTGTCACGCTTGGCAAACTTACCGTCGGCGCCCCGCTCACGTCCGCTGTCCGGCGTCTCGGGCGTTTCAGCGTCCGCCGCCACGGGGGTCGCGGCGTCACCGTCCGCCTCTCGCTCAGGCGCCGACGCGGCAGGGCGCGCAACGGCCTCGGGCGTCGACGGGGAGGCATCGACACCCAAGCTCTCCCGCACGGCATTCGCGTCGGGGTTGCTGCTCTCAATCACGAAGCCGTCCGATTCGACGGTGCTCACGGTGTGGCTCCAAAGCGGTACGAGTTGGCGGCGTCATACAGGGGCGACACGAACGGATGCACATCAAGTCGTTCAAGAAAGAACCGCGCAAGCTCTCGCACGATCCGCCGTGATGGGAGCGGAGTCGTCCTCAGCAGGCGACGTCGCTCTCGTGACCGTCGACGCTGAAGATTCGCCTTCCCGCTCATGCCTCGACGCCCACGCGCGCCAACCCTTCACGGATCCGCTTGACCGTCTCGGCGTTCGCGATGTCGTCGAGCGCCTCGAAGAACTCCCGCACGTTCGTCGGCTTCTGTACGAGGTGCCGCTTGACCTTGCGAAACCGACGCTCATCGAGCGGGCCCCCGAGCAACGCCACAGCGACATCATGCGGGCTCACTGCGCGGCTCCTGTCGGCTCTGGCGCCAGTTCGGCCTGCTGCTCGGCCAACGCGGCCTGCTGCTCGGCGCCCTGTGCCTGGGCGTCCTGCTGATGCCCCGCTTGCTGGGCCGCCAGTGCCCGCTGGTCCTGCGCCGACTGTGCCGCCATCCCCGCCTCATGCCCTTGCGCCATCACTTGCTGGTTATACGCCTCGAGCTGCGTCAATTCAAACTGCCGCATCTGCAATTCGCCCTGAATCTGCGCCGCCTCAATCTTGAGCTGCTCGATCTCGATCTTGGTCTGGCTGTCGAGCGACGCGATCCGCTCCTTGCTCTCCAACTCCAACCGCACCTTGTCCAGCTCCGCCTGCGCCTTGACCGTGTCGCGCTCGATGATCTCCGTCTTGCCGTCCAACTCCTTGGAGAGCATGTCGATCATCTCCTGCGCCTGCTGCATCTGCTGCTGGACCTGTGGCGGAATCTGCGGCTTGCCGTCCTCGCTTTCCTGCAATTGCGGTGGGAGTTGCTTCTCTAAGCGGTCGGCAATCTGCCGCGCGCCCGGAAAGTCCATGTTGCCGACCCACAGATCCGCAAACAGCGGCACCATCTGCGGGGCGGCTTCCGCCAATTGCCCCATCATCGCGGTCGACTCTTCCCGCTGCGTCGTGAAGCTCTTCCCAATCGTCACGGCGACGCCAAACGACCCCTGCCGCAAGTCAAAGCTCTTCGCCTCGGGCGGGGGTGGCTGTCCCGGCGGTACGGCCTGCGGTTGCCCATCGGGCCCCGGCACGAACGGCTGCCCCACCATAATCGATCGCCGCTTGTCGTCGGCCCCAATCGCCGCCACGATGCGCCCTGGCCGGCTGTAGATGGCCGGGATGAGGTCGAGTTGTATCTTTCCGTCCAATACCATCGACATCGAAGCCAGATTGTCGAGCCACCCGCTACTGCCCTGCTCGGCCTGCTTCTGGAGCGCGAGAATGGCCTTGCCTGACCGCTCACTCGGGTTCAGGTTGCCGAGGCTCGCATCGAACCGTCCCGTCGTCGCCTTGATGTCCGAGTCGGCCTCATGCGCGGCGAGGGTAATCGCCTGGATCGCGGGCTCGACCACACTTCGCTGCGGAGGGGGGAGCGGGTTGCCTGCCCCATCCCGCACCATCTTGATCGGCAACATCGCGAAATTGCGCTGGTTCGACTGATTCCAGTATTGCTCGTAACCCTCAATCGTCTCGGCGTAGCCCACCCATGGCGCGCGAGGTGCCAGGCCGACGCCTTCGACCTGTGCCGACCGCATGTAGTTGTACGACCGCTGCGCGTCCATGGCGGGCCGCACCAACCCCGTCCACCGCCGCTCGCCGTTGATGTTCGCCTCGTCGGCAATCACCGGCACGATCGGGATGTACCGCCCCGGCCAGTCGTTCTCCTCGAGGATCTCGTAGCAGTTCAGTTTGCACCACTTGACCGACCGCACCTCGAGGTCACGCTGGAACGGCTTACCGGTCGCCTCATCGATGACGATGGTGGCGTCCTTGGGCGCGTCCTTCACCTTCAGCGTGCGTTCGCTGCCATCCGGCATGGCGAAGAGCGCAATCGGCTCGTAGTTCATCTCGACGTAGAAGTACTCGGCCACGCGGATGACGTGCCCGCCGTCGTCGGTGCTCTTGACCCACTCAGGCTGCTCATCGCCGATGCTGGTCAGTTCGCCTGGGTTGTCCGCCCCTGTCTTCGCCAGTTTGGAGTCCTTGAACTGCCGTTTGTAGCGGTCCCACGGAACATCCTCGACCACGAACGCCCACATGCCATCTGACCAGTCCGGTTCCGTCGCCGACGGGTCGAGGTACACGCTTGCTTGATTGAGAATCCGCCGGTAAACGATGTCTTGGTCGAAGTCGCCATCGTTGGCGTAGTCGGTGAGGATGCGGTAGAAGCCACGACCCGCTTTGATGGCCCGGTCATACGCCCACGTCCGCGCAATCGAAGCCCGCGAGTCGGCCTGAATGGCGCGCACGATGTCTTCGTACACTTCCGCCATCTCCCGCGTGGCGCCGTCGCCCTTCGGGGAGAAGTTCAGCGACAGTTTGGCGTTGCGCGCTTCGTTCGAGGTCTGCGTAACCGGCTGGCGGAGCTTATTGATGGTGAGACAGGGACGCGCGGGCACCGGAGGCAACCCGCCGCCAGGCTGATACCCGTCTCGAGCGGTGCGGACATCGTCCGGCCACTGCTCATCGAAGTCCACGAACTTGAGGTCTTCAAGCTCGCGCTCCCGCTGGTCGGCTTCGGCCTCAGACGCCAACTTGAACCGGGCAAGCGCCTCGGTCAGCCGGTCGTCCTTGCCCGTGCCCTTCGCTGTCGTCGCGGGTCGTTCAGCCATGAACGCGCCTAGTGTCCGTCGGCCACAGCACGGCTGTCAAGCGACGCCAGCTCGGCGACGATATGCGCCAGCGCATCGTAGGGCTTCAGCATCCCCGCGTTGACATCCCGCACCGCGGCCGCCATCACCGACCGGAGGGCCCGGTACTCCTGCACTTCGCGGGCGAGCGATTCGATCTCGTCGCCGTTGATGTATGGCCCGAACTCACTGCCATCAGCGTCCCGCACGCGCCAGCCTTCAATGTCGCCAATGACATCGGTCAAGAGCGCCACCTGTGCGTCGGTCAGTGTCACGCCATCCATCCACTGCCCCCATGAAACGCCTGCGTGGGATTGTACGGCTTCGGCACCGGCTTGGTGCGTGCCCGATCCAGCCCGCTCACGACCAAGTAGCGCGTCGCGTCCTGCAAGTGGTCGTGCTCCTTCACAATCCGCCCGCGCTCGTCGCGCCGATACAACCGGTACTCGTCAAACCACGGCCCGCATGACGCGAACACCTTCAGTTTCCCCGCCGACAGCCGCTCCCACACCCGCTGGATCCCAGCCTCGACGGCCTTGTCTGGCAGTTCCACGTCAATCCCGAGGTCACCGTAGATCTGCATGAACGAGCGCCCATCGTAGGCGTTAATCGCCGCCGCATCGCCCACCCCGCGGATCCACTCCCCGCGCGCCTTCACGGCCTCGGCATGGACCGGCGGCTCGACCTGGCCCCGCTTGTACACGCTGTAGATGTAGAGCACGTCGACGTCCCGATCCCAGGCGCCCCACACGGCAGCCGTCCACTCCCAGCCGGTATCCATGCCAAATGCGCGCGGCCAGTGCGTCGGGATCTCGAAGTCCGACACCTTCACATCGTCTTCGCTGACTTGATAGATGGCGCCAGAGCCGAGTTGCGGGATGCCCTTGGACCGTGCGTCTCGCTGATACGGCGGGATGCTCGCCCACAGCGAGTCCCGCATGTCCATCGTGAGATGCGGCGCGTCATCCCAGGTCGCCGTGACTACGTATCGAGACACGGCCATTCCTGGGGCGGTGGTCGAGTCGTACCGCGTGGCACCTTCAGCTTAAGCGCCTTCCCGCAATACGGGCAGAACCGATAACCGTGCTCGGCCGGCGTGCCCACATCCCACGCGATGTTGCGCTGATCGCATCCGGTGAAATACGTGTCGCCTTCTAAGTAGTCGGAGTCATAGGTCCACTCGCATTCAGTCATGCGGCTTCTCCATGGATGCGCCCACCGGGCAGGAACGACACGGCTTATCTCGCCTGCATCCAGTAGGCCGCCAGCAGCAAGCCACCCACCACGACGATGAGCGTCCAGATCGTGCTGATATGGCGCTCGCGCTCGCGCTGTTCCCACGGGGTCATGCGGCTTCCCCATGAATGCGCCCACCAGGCAGGAACGACAGCACGAGCGGCGTCAGTCCCATTAAGGGTGTGAACGTCATCGCGATCATCCCACCGCCGACCATCGTCCGTAGCAGACACTCGGTGTAGATGTCCTCAGGCGGCTCTTCGTCGAGGTGGATCATGTCCTGCTCGGTGCCCTGGAACGCCTCTCGCCTCTGGTCGTACGACTTGAGCTGTAACACCGACAGCCCGCCCGTGATGTGGCGCACGTACACGCTCTCGATGGCGTCAGGCAGCCCCGCCTTCGCGGTCTTGCGCTCAATGAGGTGCTCGGGGATGAAGCCGGTCCCCTCTTCGCCTGGCCGCCCGAGGTACGCCTTCTGCAAGATGTCGCGCGTGGTCTTGCCGGTATCGCCTGCGGCCCACATGGACACCGGCTTGTCGAAGCGCCGGCCATCCCACCACGGCGCGAAGTAGTCGTACATGCCGGTCAGGTGAAGCGCGCACTCGTACGCCGCGCACTGCGTCTTGCCCACGCGGTTGGCCGCAATCATCAGGCGCTCGCGATGGTCCTTGCCGGCGCGCATGAACGCGCGGTGCTTGTCGTAGCCGTCCCACGAGTACGTCAGGAGTGGGTACGCAAGGCGACGCTCCACCTGCTCGAGCAGCGCGATGTCGTCGTCTCGCGTCTCGAGCATTAGACGTCCTCGAGTATCCGCTTCGCATGCGTCGACGCCAGCCGCTCAGTCAACGATCGGGCCCGATCGAGCAGTTCGTCGGTCGGCATCTTGCGGTAGTCGCTCACGTTCATGTCGATGGTTTCCTTCGGCTTCCCGTAGGCGAACTGGTACAGCTGCACCTCGACGGCCTGCGCGGTGCCCCGCTTGAGACGCACCTTCAGCGCCTGGAGGTACTCGGGGTCAGTGAGCATCCGCCGGGCAAGCTCCTTGATCTCGACGGTCACCTTATTGGGTACGCCAGGCGTCCGGCCTGGACTACCCCCACGCTTTAGGTGCTCGCGCGACATTCTGGACTCCGCGTGGTCAATTTTTCCACAGGCGTATTCCGTCCGAGGTACACGTCGAACAGGGGTGCGCGCATGCTGCACAGTTGACAGTCGCACCCCTGCA